ACAGTTCAATGAATGCTTACGTAAATCATTTATCTAATCAGATGAAACATCAAAAGTAATAAACTAACAAGAAACTAAGGAGACAAAAATGTCTAATTTTGATACTACTACACCTTTTGACGCACTATGCGAGAAGTGGGATCCCCTACTTGAGCATGATAGCGTTGCATCAATCGATGACCCATATCGTAAAAAGGTCACCGCCGCTCTTCTTGAAAACCAAGAAAGAGCAATCACTGAGCAGAATCTAAACGAAGCTGCTCCCACCAACAGCATGGGTGCTGCCGGTTTTGGCTACACCGATGGTGTTTCACCATCCAGCCGTCAGGGTGCCATTCAGGGTTATGATCCCATTCTGATCAGCCTTGTTCGTCGTGCTATGCCAAACTTAATGGCATACGATCTTGCTGGTGTTCAGCCCATGAGCGCACCCACTGGACTCATCTTCGCAATGAGATCCCGTTACGGTACTTCTCGTGGTCAAGCCAACAGCTCTACTAACGAAGCACTCTTCCAAGAACCATTCCCCGTATTCTCTGGTGGTGGTTCTGGTCCAGTCACTCAGGGTACCACTTTCGGTAACCCATATGGTAAGACTGGTGGTATTGATGCGATCTTTGGTGGTACTGCTGAAGACGGTGGACCTACCGCTGCTTTCTCTGCTTCGAACGGTGTTTCGCCCATTCTCGACAATGGTGCAAGAGGCGCTGACTTCAGCAAGCAGAACTTTGATATGTTCAGAGGTATGCTTACCGGACAGGGTGAACAGCTTGGTACTTCAGGTTCGAATGCATTCGCAGAAATGAACTTCACTATCGAAAGAATCGCTGTTGAAGCAAGAACTCGCGCCCTCAAGGCAGAGTACACCACTGAACTCGCTCAGGATCTCCGAGCAGTCCATGGTCTCGACGCTGAAACTGAACTTGCTAACATTCTTAGCACTGAGATTCTTTCTGAAATCAACCGTGAACTCGTTCGTACTCTGTACTATAAGGCTAAGATCGGATGTCAGCAGAGTGATATCAGTACCGCCGGTGGGGGTGTCTACGATCTCACCGCAGATTCAGACGGTCGTTGGAGTGCTGAAAGATTCCGTGGACTCATGTTCCAAATCGAGCGTGAGTGCAACGTAATTGCTAAGGAAACTCGCCGTGGTAAGGGTAACTTCATCGTCGTTTCGTCCGACGTTGCAAGTGCTCTCGCAATGGGTGGCTTCCTTAACCTTTCACCAGCAATCAACAACCAGTTAGAGGTTGATGACACTGGTAACACCTTCGCAGGTATTCTCAATGGTAGGATTCGAGTCTACATCGATCCCTACGCAGCCCTCGATGGTGGTACTAGCCACAACGGTGGTACCTACACCAACCACGTTCTAGTTGGATATAAGGGAACCAGCCCATATGACGCAGGTGTGTTCTACTGCCCATACGTTCCCCTCCAGATGGTACGTGCGGTTGACACCGGTAGCTTCCAGCCCAAGATCGGGTTCAAGACCCGCTACGGTATGGTTAGCAACCCATTCGCAGAAACTGTGGATATTTCTCAGCCCGGTGGTAACCAGTACTACAGACTGTTTGCAGTCAAGGAACTTCACGGCAACCAGACACTTGCCGGACAGCCTACCTAATAGTGGTACTAGTCAAGTACTGATCGTAAGATTAGTCAAAATCAAAGTAAGCAACGAGGGTCTTCGGACCCTCGTTGTTTTTTTATATAAATATAATGGAGAAAAAATAATATGTCTATAACAGGTCCAGCACCAGCAGAAATTCTTCACAGCCCTAGTAGTAGAGTACCAGATACAAATAACTTTCTGGCAACAAACTATTTTAAACTTAATCTACGAAGAGCACCAATATTGACATACTTCTGTCAATCTGTTAATCTACCATCATTAACCATTAATTTTGCTGATGTGCCAGTTGCAGGTGTTGGAGTTCCATTTAAAAATCCAGTAGGTAGATACTCATATGAACAGCTAACAGTTTCTTTCATAGTAGATGAAGGAATGCGAAACTGGAGAGAAATACACGACTGGATGAGAACACTGAGTACAGCGGAAGCAATGGGTAATGAAGAGGGTGCAGAGGTAATCCCACATGAAGAAAGATTTGATACAGGGACATTACTTATAATGAATAGTTCATATAATCCCATAGTTAGAGTTACATTAAGAGAGCTATTTCCCGTTGGAATTAGCGGTATTCAATTTTCTTCTGTTTCTGTAGACAATGAACCAGTGGTTGCAACAGCAACGTTTGCATATACATCATATAAAGTGGAAAACATAGTAAATGAATTTAACTGAATTGCGTGAGATGGTTTCAAATGACATCATCATCGACGAAACTAATATAGATCATGAATCAATAAAAACTCCCCAACTTCATAACAAATACTTGATCTTTTTTGGGGATGAAAAACTAGTTCTAAAGAAACTTGAGACAGATTTCAGGGGCCTTAAAAAGGTAAAATGGCTATACTATACAGGTAAACTGTCACAAGAGGAATTAGAAGAGCATGGTTGGGAGCCTTTTGATTATCATGTTCTGAAAACGGATGTTGATCGTTTTTTAAATGCTGATGATGATATTATTTTATTAGAAAATAAAGTTGCTCTACAAAAAGAAAAAGTAGACTATCTGGAAAATGTAATAAAAATCATCACAGGAAGGCAGTGGAATATAAAAACTGCACTGGACTGGATGAAATTTACCAGTGGTTTATAGTAGATAAATATAGGGTATGAGTGATTTAATTATCAAACCTATAGATTCTGTTCACATATACATTGAGTGCGACGAAAGTTTAGCAAGAGAACTCAATGAGTACTTTACATTTCTAGTCCCCAATTATCAATTTACCCCAGCATACAAAAAGAAAAAGTGGGATGGGCAAATACGGTTATTTAATTTGTATAGCCGTAGAATATACACAGGGTTACTGAACTACGTTATAAAATTTGCCAAAGATAGAAAATACACATATGAAAATCAAGTTAACGATGACGATGTAGTTACCAAAGAGTCTGTCATTGATTTACTAACGACCATACCAGTGTCCTCCAATGGTGAAAAAATTGTACCACATGATCACCAAGTTAAAGCCATATATCATGCACTAAAGAAAAAAAGATCTTTGTTACTGTCCCCCACGGGTAGTGGTAAATCACTGATTATTTATTACCTTATGCGATATTACCTTCAAAATATTGAAGATGACAGAAAGGTATTAGTGATCGTACCAACGACCGGATTAGTGTCTCAAATGTACAACGATTTCAAAGACTACTCATCCAAAGACACTTGGGATGTCGAAAAAAATATTCACGTGATATTTTCAGGTCAAGACAAAATCACAAACAAAAAGATAATTGTATCAACCTGGCAAAGCATTTATAAAATGCCCCCAGAGTACTTTGATAAATTCTCTGTAGTTTTTGGTGATGAGTGTCATTTATTCAAAGCAAAGTCTTTAACTTCATTGATGTCAAAGACTAAAGACTGCCCGTATAAAATAGGAACAACGGGAACTCTGGATGGATCACAGACACATAAACTAGTCATTGAAGGTTTATTTGGACCAGTATTTAATGTAGTTAAAACAAAAGAGCTAATGGAGAAAAATTTATTATCGAACTTGTCAATTGACTGCATTACGCTGCAATATAATCAAAGTTCAATTGACGAGATCAAAAGAGCTAAGTATATGGATGAAATAAAATGGTTGACTCAAAAAGAACCAAGAAATAAATTCATATCAAAATTAAGCTGCACTCTAAAAGGCAATACTTTGTTACTTTTTAACTACGTAGAGCAGCATGGTATACCCCTGTATAATATGATACAAAAAGCCTGCCCTGATAAACAAGTATTTTTAATTCATGGTGGGACAGATACAGAACAAAGGGAAAGGATAAGAAAAATTGTTGATGAAGAATCTGAAGCTATTCTTGTCGCGTCTTATGGAACCTGCTCTACTGGGATTAATATTCGGAATATTAACAATATTATTTTTGCTTCACCTTCTAAATCGGTGATTCGAGTATTACAATCAATAGGTAGAGGGTTACGAAGATCAAAAACAAAAGATAAAGTAAAATTGTATGATATATCTGATGATTTATCCCACAAGAGCTATACAAACCATACGCTCAGACATTTAGATGAAAGAATTAAGATATATACTAATGAAGAATTTAAGTATGAAAAAAATAATATCCGCATAGAAGGAGACATATATGAACAACTCTTATAGGATTATTAAGCTAAAAAGCGGAGACGACGTTATAACAAGAATCAAAGGCAAAGAGGGCGATAAGCTCATTGTGGAAAAGCCTATGATTTTTAAATCAAACATAGTAAACGATTTGACCGGAATACCCAAAGAGGTAACCATATTGCAAAAATGGTCTAAGTATGCAAAAAACATGGATGTAAAAATACCGGTAGATTACATTGTTAGCTATCTTATTCCGATTGAGGAAGCCGTTCATCTTTATAATTTAGAAAAGAACAGAGATGATAAAGAAGCTCATATCAGGAAACAATCACCGCCGACTAAACCAAATACGCCCAATTCTCATGACATCAACACACCTGGCAGTGCTGATATTATAAGAAAACTACTAGATGATATAATGGATTTTAAATCTATGCATGGACCTAGTGATCAAGCGTTCAAATTCATAGGTGATGATAAAGATTTAGAAGAGATCTTGGATAACTTCCAAATTGACATCAACTTTTTTGCTGGTGATATGGGCGATTTATTTGAAAATATGGATACGCCCCATGAAGAAATAAATGAAGATGAAT